TTTTTCCTCCTTTGCCCCTATGCTAACACAAGATGGGCGTATAGTCTAGAGGTCGCAGGTCCCCAAATCGCTAAGGGCGCTTGCGGAAAGTTCACAAAACACTGCCGAGGTTTTACAACGGGCGTATGCATCCTCCAAACTCCTCAGGGCCTTATCTCTCCCACCACGACTTTTCCAGCAATGCCCTAAGATGCGCTGCTTTAGAGCAGAGTACCACTCAGGGCCATAGCGCTGAGTCATGGGTTGGCCTGGGTTTTGGTATCGCGGATCATCTGTTTGCGTGGGCGTTGTCGGTTGTAAAGGCGTTTGGTTGTTTATGGAAGGTGTGGTTGGTGTCGGTTGTAAAGGCGTTTGGTTCTTTATGGAAGGTGTGGTTGGTGTCGAAGGCGCTTGGTTGTTTGCGGAAGAGGTCGCAGGATTGGTGGTAGTGGGCGTTCGGCTAAATACTCGTGCACTTACCACTGCCACAAGTACCGCCATCGCTCCACCAAAAACTAGCCAACGCTTCATTTGCCACCTCCCGCTTTCTGCTCCATGCCCATGGCCCGAACACGGGCCAGGGCGGCTTCAATCTGCTTCTGAGCGATATCCCGCGACAGACCCGGGGCCAACGTTTGCAAGATTTGAATAGCCTCCTCCAGCTTCTGGCTAGCCCGCTCAGCCGGCGGTAGCTCACTCCGCCGGTACTTTTCTTCCACCGCAAGCACCGCCTGCTCGGCCAGCTTTGGGACGCGCTCGGAAAGCCAGCGTTCGTAGTTGCCCGCGATCATACGGATGATGCCTGCCAAAATGGGCCCAACAACTGGTATGCCGGCTACCAGGCGCACCAGGAGCCCTGCCGCCACAGCGATGACTCCCGCAGCTAGCAGCGCTTGCACCAGCCACACCATCCACAAATCCTTGGGCGGGACGAAGTCCATGGGATTCACGCCATCACCCCCCACGGCTTTCTGCTAGCTACTCCCCCACGGTCCTCGCATTCGCACGGGGTAGGGGCCCAGGATCCATCCGCACATTCGGTCACTACCTGGGAACACATGACCCGATCTACGGGAAGCGGATTAGGGGCAACAGAAGGGTAAGACGGATTAGGGGAAGGCGAAAAACTGGCTTGGCTACCGATCCTGGCTACACCTCCCCGTGTAGCGCAGTCGCATGGGGTTGGCACGACCGAGCCATCCTTACAGGTGGCCACCACCTGAGGGCAGAGAATGCCTTGAGATGGCGGTTGTGATGGTGATGGGACTTGCACTGGCGGTTGGTTCGGCGGTTGGCTCTTGACACGCCTGCCCAACCACGATCCGGCCACCCATCCCCCAACAACAGCCACCAGGATAAAGACTGCCCGCATCCTTACCCCCACAACCCGTTACCGGCATAGCTAGGGTTAAACCAGCCGCAAAGGCTGGGGGCTACCCGGCATAGGGCCCCTGGATCCAGGATCCCCAGCCCAAAGGGGCTTGGGGCAGTATCCACCACATAGGGCGGAGAGTCACCCGGAACCTCCGAAGGGGCCTGCTCGGGACCCGGAGCTAACTCCTGAGCCCGCCCACCTTTGGCCAGGGAGTAGGCCAAATACGCCGTAATCCCGCCCCCTAACAGCATCAAAAGCAGTGTCCGGCTATCCATCACGCATCCTCCTCCTTGCGAAGGCGGACACCATGCCGGAAGGCGATGGCTTCCGCCGCGTTTACCAGGCGCGTCAGCAGCCCATTGGACCGCTGCTGAGCCTCTTCCAGGCGGGACATTCGGGCTCGGATCTCGGCCACATCTACGAACACGAGGCGCAGGAAGGCCACGAAGGCTACGACTGCCAGGCCCGAGTCCAGAACATCCTTCCACTCCATCATCCACCCCTTTTCCTCTTCATCAGCACACCACCCCTTCGCTGGCCAGTTGCGTTAATTGCTTGCGCAAGGCCTCTATCTGGGTTTCGTAGGTGGCCAACTGATCCTTCAGCTTCTTGTATTGCTGAGCCGCGGCTTCCACGGCTTGAGAATCAGCGAAGTTGAAAAGGTTGCCGGGCTTCGGTCCCTCACCCTTTACGTACTTCATGCAGGCGTCGTAGTTCCCGCCCAGGGCAGGGGAGCAGATTTCCAAGAAGCAAGCCTCCCGCTTGGCGTAACTCCAGCAGTTAACATCCGCACTAGACCCTTTTGCCACTAAATCGTTCATTTTCTTCCGCACATCATCCGCCAGCGACTCGATCTTTTGCAGATTCGCCTTAGTTTCAGCGCACAGCTGTCCCTTGGTCACCGTAGGGGTTGGCGGAGGAGTCGTTGGCGGAAGGGTCTGAGGGGGCGGATAGTAAGGAGGGGCTACGGGAGGCTGAGTGGGAGCAGGCGCGGGCAAGGCCGGCTGCTGCGAAGGGGGTAAGGCAGGCTGCTGGGATGGAGGCAAGGCCGGTTGCCCAGCGGGATACGGAACCTGCTGCCCTGGCGCGTAGGCCACCCGCTGGCGATTAGGATCCAACACCCTCCAGGCAATAAGGCCCCCGATGCCAACTGCCCCGATAGCCGCGATGCCTAAAAGGGTATCGCTGTTCATGCTGTCCTCCAGATGAATGCCGCCACCACGATGGCCGCCCCAAGGGTTAAGGCGGCCACCATGATGGCCTGGGTCTGGCGGGCTTTAGCCGCGGCTTCCAACATGGCCCGTTCCTGAGCCAGTTTCGCGGCTTCGAGTTGGGCCTGGGCCACCTGTTGTTGGGTCTCTAGGGCCATACGCTCCTGATCCGTAAAGATCCAGTCATCCAACAGATTGCCGATTGCGCCGGCACCAGCTGCAATGCCCGCCAGGATCTCCATGCTTACTCCCTCAAGAGCAGGACCAGCACGACCACGACAGCTCCCCCTGCCAGCAGCCAGGCCCAGATGGGGACGCGCGGCTGGGTTTCAATGCCGGCCTGACGTGCTTTCTCCATCTCGGCCAGATACTGGAGCCGCTGAAGCTCAGCCTGGGCCATTTCCTGCTCGGTGAAAATGTAGGGGTCCAGGATAGAGTTAGCCTGCTGCAGGCCGTACAGGATTTGAAGCCAGAGGGGATCCGAGGCCGTGGGGGCTGCCCCGGCCCCGGTCCCGTTGGTCAGGGTGTATGGGGGGGTGTAGCCCGCGAGGGGGAGAGACGGGGAAAGGGCGTTGCCGATGCTGAACATAGCCCCTCCTTAGAGGCCGCCCCGGGCTTCCAGCTCGGCCAACCGTTGGAGCCTCCCCTTGTCCAACACCTCAATCCGCCGTCCCAGAGCCGCGATCTGGATGTAGTGCCCCGCCCGCTCGTTCCACACGATGGGAGTGTTCTGAGTGAAGACTTCCAGGACCAAACGGGTGCCGGGCACCAGCTCCACCTGCTGCGGCCAAGCGATCATGGTCTCCAAGTTGTTCTGGTCGATGGCGTGCATGGTGGCAAAGGACTGGTTGAATACGGTGGCGACGCTGTCGTCCACCCCGCCGCCGTCCCGGGCCACCCGCAGGCGGAACTGCCCGTCCCCGTGCACGAAGTAAACTTCAATGTCCTCGGAACCCGTCACGCCAGCAGGTTCTTGGAAGGTGATCTGCCCGGTGGCGTAGTTGATGCTCACGATGGGACACTGCTGCCACACCCCGCTCACCTTGGCCCACACCGCCACCTCGGGGTGGTAAAGGCTGGGCAGGCTGGGCTTGGCCTGGGGCGTTTCCACCAGACCGGCGATCACTACGGTGCGGTTAGTGGGAGTGCTGTAGTTTTGCCCAGGCCGCTTCGCAAGGCCCTTGATGTAGATGCGCAGGCGGCGCTCCTGGGCCAGGATGCGGAAGTGGGCAGTCTCCGGGGTGCGCATCTGGGCCACGGGGAAGTACTCGTTGGGGCGGTAGGCCAGTCCTGTGGCCTCAAAGTCCTCGTTGTCAATCCAGGCGAACCCCCACCCCCCCACCTGCACCGCCGCCGGAGGAGGTGGAGGGGGAAGGGTAATAGCCTTGGGGGGTTCTACCCGGGGGACATCCCCCCGGAAAACGTCCAGACCCCGCCCCAGTGCGTTTCCTACTCCCTGACGAATGCGGTCAAAAACGCTCATCTGCCCTCCTTAGAGGGTGGGGTTGGAGTTGTCCACCCCCACCGCAAGCTCAATGCGGGTCCTGGGGTCGTTGAGGTTCGGGGTCACGCCCGCGGGAGCTTCCACGTACACCTCCAGGGTGTCCCCTTCGCGGAACACCAAGCCCGTGGGAGGCGTGGGGGCCCGCAGGGGGGACGCGGTCTGAAGGATGCCTTGGTAATACTTGGCGTCCCGCAGCTGGGCTTCGGTAAGGTCGTAGTAGCTGGCGTACTGCGCTTTAATGAGGAACTCGGGGAAGTCAAAACCCTTGGTGCGCTTGGCGAAGTAAACATCCGTGGTATGGGGAAGCTGGTTCCCTGAAGCGTCGTACAGCTTGAGGATAATGGGCACAGGGTTAGGCACGACCCAAGCCGCCCCTGCAGGCACCACAAACTCCCCCACCTTTACCCGCTGCGTGCCCGTGTACTCCTTAAATTCGGGCCCAGACTGCAGGATGGTCACGGGCCTAGCCCCAGGCCGAAGGACCTTAATCCGATTGAATGCCTCTTGCATCTCCCTTTACCTCCTCAGTCAATGTTCAGAATCGCCATGACGAGGTTCGCGAACGACCCCGCCGCCACGCCTAAGCCGATGTAGTCCACCATCGGGTCTTGGGTGAGCTGGTTGTTGATGAGCAAGGAACCCAGGATCACCCCGCCCAAGTTCAGCAAGATGCGGTTGGTGTAGGCGTTGGGCACCTCCTTGGTGGTGTCGGGCTTCCCGTCAGGGCCCACTTGGTAGTAATGGATGCGCCCATCTGGCCCCTTGGCTGCCCAGCCAAAGAGGTCGCGCCGGGACGTGTAAAGGCTTTTGCGGGCCAGGTACGCTCCCAGCACCCCAAGGCTCACCGAAACCACAATGGGGTTCTGCACCACCTCCAAGGGGTTGGAGGTCTGGGCCAGCTTGCGCATGTCCTGCGCTGCGATTGCCGCCGTGTCCGCCATTCGCCCTCCTTACATGGGCCATGCTGAAAAAGAGGACGGGGCATATAAAGGGCGTTCCGGTGCGCCCATAGGGAGGAGCAAGGGGCACCCAAGGGGCATGGCGGAGGTGCGCCTTGCACCTCCGCCGCGGAGAAATGCCGTTTAGAAGCCTATCGGCACGTACACCCGCCGCCTGGGGTCCCGGGGGTCCCTCAGTATCAGGCCCGCCCGGTCCCGGTCCAAGTCCTTCACTCCATACTCAGGGGGCAATCCCCCTTCAGGCCGCTTGAGGGCGGCCACCCGCTCCCCTAGTTCAGGGAACATCTCCGCCACAGCCCGCACCTCGTTGGGCTCACTCACGCGGAAGGCCACCAGGTGGGAGGCCTGGCGGCGCACCCCGGGGTCAATGCCTCCTACCGCCCCCTGCATCATCTGGGTGATGAAGATGACGCTATGTCCTGCCTCGCGGCCCCCGGTGAGGACCTCAAAGAGTCCCCGGGGGACCTGCCCCCGGGGGAAAAACTGGTGCGCCTCGTCCACCACCAGGAGGACGTCCCGCAAGCGCATGATCTCCTGGCCAAGGGCGTCTAGGAAGGGCCTGGGGTCGTAGCCGGTCACGTGGAAATGGACCCGGCGATGGCAGCGCAAGGGGGGGCTGGGGTCCCCCTCCTCCCCTACCCGGTAACGGCCTTCCGCAAACTCCCAAAACTCGGTCTTGCGGTTGATGATGATGAGGCGGCGGTAGCGGCCCGCCATGGCCCGGATGATCTCCCGGGCCAGCGTGCTCTTGCCGGAACCAGATTTGCCGATGATGAGGATGCGAAAGGTCTGCCTACCGCCCATGGTAGGCCTGCCACAGTTCCCACCCTGCCCACGCGGCCAGGGCAAAGGCTACCACCGCCTGCACGCTTTCGCACTTGGGGCAGCCCTGGCCGTCCCGCAGGTTTTTGATGCGGCCCAAACCCAAGTAGAGCCCCCCAGCGAAAACGGCCAGGGGGAAAGCCTGCTCCTTTACGAAGTTCGTCTTTACGAAGTTCGTCATTTTTTCCTCCCTTTCTTCTGCTGAGCCACGTCAATCCCCCGTTCCTTGAGCACCATGGCGATGGCCCGCTTTTCCAGGGGGCTTCCCCCAGGGGCGCGGTAGCGGCTCACCAGGGCGGGGGTGGTCTCCTCCCTTAGCCTTTCCGCCATCTGGGCTACCTTTTTCCTATTGGCCGCGGCGGTTTTCCCGCCCTTTGAGGCGTTATAGCTACGCTGGGCGGCCTCCATGCGGGCGCTCCACTCTCCAGCCTGCTTAGCCCGCAGGTAGTCCTCCGCGGCCAGGCGGGCTACCTCGCGCTCCCACTCCCTGATCTGGCGAAGCGTTTGCCGATCCCCTTTCTCCCTAGCCTCACGGATAAGGCGGCGGGTTTCAGGGTCAGGCACGAAACGCACGCGCAGGCCCCTTTTGGTCTCCTTGATTGCCACGACCTCCCCACCCTTGTGCACCCGCACCTCCTTGGGCACGGGCTGCAGCTCCACCCGGGCGGGGCGCTCGGGGGGGCGTATGAACCGCCCTTTGGCGTCCCGGTACACCACCCGGCAAATCTGCTGCCAACGGATAGCCATCATGCCCTCCACAGGGGCGGCTCAAAGAGCCTCCCTGCCCGAGCCTGTTTGGCCAAAAATGCCTCGGGGTCCACGCAATAGGTGAGGACCTTTTGCCGGGCTTCCTCCCCCCCGCGGGGGAAGAAGCCCCATAGGCCCTCGCTGGCTGGGGGTTGGCGGTAAAAGACGTCAAAGTGAAGGTGGCAGTAGCCCCCCGTGGTCATCTTGCCCACGGTGCCGATGATCTCCCCAGCCGGCACCACTTGGCGCAGGCCCACCCGTATGTCCCGTAGGTGGGCGTAGCGGGTCCAAACCCCAGCGTGGGGGTGCCGCAGGACCACCACCCCACCCCACACGGGCAGGCGGCCCGCGTAGACTACGTACCCATCCGTCATAGCGTGGACGGGCTGCCCGCAGTCGGAGTCCCCCCCTGCGGGGTGGTTTAGGTCTACCCCGGTGTGCCAGTACCCGGGAGGCGCAAGCCAACTTCCATTTGGCCCCCGCACTCCCCGGTAGTAGTCGGGGTCAAGAAAGCGCACGTCTGGACGGGACTTACGGGGGTTGATGGGCCAGTAAAAGCGGCCCGAACGGGGAACCTCCAGCTCACTCATCCACCATCTCCCCAACCCGGCCAGGCCCAGCAGGCCCAGCCCGGCTAGCACGTACTTCCATAGCTGCACGTACACCTCCGTAGGCCGCAAAGGCCAGGACTACTCCCCCCAGGGCTATCCGCACCCACGGGGGCAGGTTTTCCACCTGGCCCATGGGCAATCGGTTCTTGCCGATGCCGTACTGGGCCAAAGCTTCCCCTACCTTGAGGGCGTCCAGCACCTGGGCCGGGGGCAAAATGCTGGCGGCCTGAAAGGCCCTTTGGAAGGCCTGCACCTCCTCAGGCGACTGGAGGCGTAGCCCCAGCATGAGGAGCATGGCCGTGCCGTTGGCCAGCTCCTCTCCCGTGAAGGGGATGACGGGTTCCACTGATGGCAGGTCCGCAAACTCTGCCTCCCCGGGTATATCTGTGTCGTCTATGGGCCGGAAGCCAGGCTCATTCCCAGAGCCTGGGCCCGGGGGCATGTACCCTGGGCCCACTTCCTGCCCCGGCAGGGGTTCCGCTACTGCCTCCATGTGTCCCTCCTTTCACGCCCAGCACAACCCCTACGAGCACCGCCACCCCAGCCCCGAGGGCAACCAGGAACCCCATGGGGGTTTTCTTTGCGGGGGAGTTGGTGGTGTTGGGGTTTTTCTCCTCCTGGACGCTATTTTCTGCCCCATCCTGTGTTCCGGTGATCTCCGGGGATCCGCCGGATACCCCCCGCTCCACTATGGGCTGGGACTCTACGGCCTCCTCCAGGAGGGGGTCCAAAGGGCCCTCCAAAGGGATGGTATGAACCTCTTGCGCTTCCTGGTTTGGGCCTTCCAAAACCGCCCTCTCGCCAACGACTTCCTCAGGCAAACGCAACCGCAGGCTCACCTTCTCCTCCTACCCGTCAGGGCCAGGGCCACCACTCCCAGGGCGGCCAGGCCCATGGCCCCAGCGCCTATGCCCACCCCCGCCACGGCGATGCCCCGTGCAGGGGCCGGCACCAGCTCCACGGCCTCCTTCAATTCGGCAATAATGCGCCACACCAGGTAGAGGACCGCCGCCACCGCTGCAGCCGTCAGCACAAGCGGCAAAACAGCCGGGTACACGTACTCCTCTGTGCCCCCGTACCAGACCATGGGCTGGGGGCAGCGCGTGGACCCGCACCCCCCGCCCCCGTAGGCAGGGGATGGAGCCGCCGCGGCCTGAGGGGTTTCCACCACCTGCAGGCGGATGACTAGATCACTGCCCCTTTTTCCCCAGTCCAGGACCCGAACTCCCTGGCCGTACCTCTGTTGCAGGGCCCGCTCCAGCGTGGACCGGGTGACGCGGGAAATGTCGCCGCCTTTATGAGCCAGGACGATCTCATAGAGTTTTCCCGGCTGAAATGGCTCATTTGCATCCACGGGTACCCGCTGGAAGCTCACACCCTTATGCTGGTGCGTGCGTCCTGGTCCAAAAAGGCCGCCCCACATCTCCAAGACGGAGATGCGGGAGGGAGGAGCGTCTCGGAGAAATCAGCGCTTGACGAGGCGCCGGATGATCTCCACCAGGGCCACCAGTTTGCCCACGGTCCCCTGCCCTACCCCGGGGAGGGCCTCCAGGTCCCGCACATCCCAGTTGTGGATGTTGCGGATATCGCCATTGAGGGCTTCAGAAATGGACTCGGCGGCCCGCCGGTTCCCCAGGAGGGAGTAAAGGAGTTCCGCCAACGACATGGCTTCTGGGCGGATGGGGTCGCGTTTCCTGGTGGCCAACTCCATCAGACGCTTTGAGGGCCGCCCTTTTTTGAGCATCATCCCCTGCATAATAGCACGCTTGTAGGTGTCATGGCACTTCTACCCATGGACACGCATCTAGTGCGACCCGCACCTCCGACAGGGCGGGCCGCGGCAGCACTAATCGGCACTCTGTGCCGGTGCACACGTCATTTATGCGGGCTAGGTACTGCCCGGAGGGCCACCGCGCACGCAGGGCTTCAGCTTCGCCCTCGTAAGCGAACCGCACTTCTTCGCCTCCGCGCGTCACCCACGTTATTCGTGCGCGGCAGAGGTCCGGGAGGACCACAGGTGCGCCATGCGCCTCCGGAACGGCGATTTGCGTGCTAGATGGCATTTCTCCGCGGCGCGTCTCCGTAGTGGTGGTGCGGGACGCATCTCCGGGACGCAATTGGGCCACAAAGTAGAGCCCAATAGCTGCCAAAATCGCCAGGCTCAGGGCAGTGTTTCGGGTCATGGTACCTCCGAGGTGAACCGTTTAGGCCGCGGTCTCCTTCCCCTCATTTTCCCTTCCCTGGAGCGGGGGGCGCCACGACATCTAACGCACAGCGGGCCACCAAGTAGGTTCGCCTCCCCAAAGGACCAGGGCGCACCTGCTTGCCCTTAACCACGGCTGGCTCCCCTTGCACCACCAGCCCCATGGCTCGGGCTAGGGCCACAATCTCCCGAGGATCCTCCTTTCCCCCGGGGCGGCGGATGGCGAGGACGAGGCCATCCCCCGTGGCCCGGACAAACACCTGCACCCCATCAGAAGGGCTGGTGGGCAAGGCCATGCGCACCACCTTTCCCGGTTCTTGCAAGGCTTCGTCCACCATAGCCCGTAAGATGTCCGCCACGGCCATCAGGTTCACCCGGTCCAGCCTCATGCCGCCACCCCCACCTTGAACGCCTGGAAGGGGGCCACCAGATCCCAGTAGCCTTCACGGCGCAGGAGAGCCTGAGCGTAGGCCCCCGCATTCCTGGCAAAGCCGTCCTGCTTCGCTTCTTGGGCCATGTAGACGACCCGTGCCAGGATCTGCAAAACTCCCTCACCGCCACCAAACAGCACGGCCTTTAGCGCAGCCCAGACCACCCGCAACCAGAAGCGCAGGCTCCCCTCATCCCCCAAGGCGGCGCTGATGGCCGCGGCCACGTCCTGGGCCCACCGCCTACGGCCTTCCCGGCCCCCGGGGATGCTCGCCGCCCGAAGGAGGGCGCGGAGGTTCCGGGCAGTGTCGGGATATAAAGATGGTATCGGGTTTTTTTGAAGGAGCGTGGCTAACGGCGCACCTACTAACCCTTGTAGGGTAATACCCTGTCCTACTAAGAGGCCCCTTTTATATCCCGACATTGAGTCCGGTACGCTCAGGACCTTTGCGGTTTTCCCCTTGGCCTTGTCTTCCTTGAGGTCCCGCCAGGGGAAGCGGAGGTAGGGGGCCAGGACCTTGAGGGGCCTGGGGCGGAATATGGGGCGGACCCTGACCCGCCAAACCGTGCCCCCCTTGACCGCGTGGGCCTTTTCCAGGGCCTGGCCGTCTGTGTACCAGGTTTCCCAGGCGATCCACATGCGGGCCGCCTGGCGGTAGCGCTCATAGCGGGGGTCCCCCAACCAGCGCTCCACGGTGCGCTCCGAAACCCCCAGCATAGCGGCCAGTTCCCACTGGGCCAGGAAGACATGGGCTTCCCGGCTGGGGTCCTGGCGGGCCCCCAGGCGGATGGCGTGGGCTACCAGGAGGCGCACCATGGGGGCCAGGGGGCCAAGCCGCTCCCAGTGCCCCCAGCGCCGAAGGAGGTCCTCCGCTTTGGTGAGGAGGTCCTGCCACTCAAAGGCCCGCACGTCCCGCCAGGTAAGGTCGCCCTGGGGCATGGGCGAAGGGCTAGTGGTTTCCTCCGGGGCCTCTACCTGAGGAGCCTTTTCTGCCCTTGCAGTAGGGGTCGTTTTCCAAGAAACGGAGGCTGGGGAGTCCTGCATCCGCTCTGCCTCCCCCTTCGCCTTCCCCCTTTTGGCCTCTTTAGCTTCCCGCTCCTTTTTGGCCTCCCAGATCCGCAGGAGGCCTTCCGCCATCTTTGGGGACTTCCGGGCCACCTCTTCCAGCTGGGCCCGGATGTCCTCGGGCATATCAGGAGGGAACTGGATCATGATTGCTCCTTTGCGAACAAGAGATTCTCAATGGCCTGCCGTTCCGTTTCGCCCGTGGCCGCCCAGATGCTCTTGTACTGGCGGTGGATCCCGTGGGCGATCCAGCCAGGGCCATCAGGGTTGCGATAGACGTGAAAGGCAAAGAAGGCCTTCTTGGCTTGCTCGTACAACTGGGCTTTAGTCAGCCGCTTCCGCATGGCCAAGCTCCCGACCTAAGGCCAAGATGGCCTCCTCACGGTTCTTACCCCAGGCCAGCCCTACCTCAACCCCTTGCACCAGGGCCATGGCCACCCATTCATCGGCTTGCCGCGGCTCCTGAGGTTCCAGCCAGCAGTGCACCTCGTAGCCCAACTTTTCAAGGCGCATGAGCAGGCGCTCCGCCCTAACAGCGTCCTCAGAAACCGCTTCGCCCTTATAGAGCAGCTCGGCGATGCGAGGCGGATAGCCGGCACGCACAAAAGCCATCCGGTGGATGGGTGTGCTGGTCCAGGTGGCTCCCCAGCGGCTCAGGATCCACCAGTCTTTGGTCTCCGCGGTTTCAACGATTGCTCCAAGGGGTAGATGCAGCACAATCCGCCCCAGGAGAGGGCCAATAAGGTCTACCGGCAAGCCTAAGCGACGCAACGTCTGCCGCACCACCTGGTCCTGGCTAAAGTCTGGGCCGTCCTCCTCCATAAGCTCCGGCTTATCCTCGCTGGCCAGGATCCGAGCCTTCCCACTTATGGATACGTGCACCACACCCATCTCCCGTTCCACGTCCTCCAAGCGGTTGATTAGGCGCTCTACATCGTGCCAGGACTCCACGCGGGCGTACCGATCCGCAACGGCCACGTCAAGGGCCCACCCGGGTTCCCTAGCTACCTCCTGATACACCCGATCCAACGCAATCATTAATGCCCTTTCCAGCCTCTCCTTCTCCTTCATGACCCACCTCCCAAGCGCCGCTCCAGGCGCTTTAACTCCCCTTGCAGGTCCGTTGCGGTCGACCACCGCCGGCGGGGAATGCCGGCATCGGACCGCATCCGCATGAGCCACTCCTCCACCCAGTCCTCCCGGGTCCAGATAGTCCCGCCCGCTCCCATGCGCACATGGGGGAGATGATGCGGATCCCCAGGAGCAGCCCGAGCGGCCCGATAAAGGCTGTCCATCGGGATGCCGTACACCTCTGATACTTCTCTCAGGCGCATGAGCCGCATGACTACCACCCCTCCGGCACCCGGGCAAACATCAAGGCCAGGCCAAGGATGAGGCCAACAGTGATGCCGCCCAAGACATCCAATCCCCACTGCCAAAGCCAGGATTCCTTCTTTATGCCTTTCATCTCGGCACCCCCACGGCCACTGCTAAAACCACCAGGAAAAGAAGCAACCAAAACCCCCCCACCACGAAGGCGAGGGGGGAGGGCTTGGGATAGCGGGCTGACACGTACCAGGTCAAGGCCATTAGCATGGCCACGCAAAGAAGGAGGTAGATGGCCAACAGCTCAAGCATCATTTCCCTGCTTAGTGGTCCGCACTAGTGGTGAATCACTAAAGGACGCTAAAAAAAGGGCCAGATCATCCTCTTTGACCTTCCAGCCCTTCCCTACGCGAATAGCGCGCAGACGCCCCTGTCGTATCTGTTGGCGCACGTAGTAGACAGAGACTTTCAATCGTTGCGCTACCTCAAAGGTTGTTAAAAGTTCCCCGGCCATGGTTCCACTATAGGGGATTCTAAAGGTTTAGTCAAGCACCGCTAGAGAGTTTGGCGTAGCATGAGAAACATAGATAGCGTATGGTACTCTTGTGGTGGCAGAAAAACCGCGGGTAACAAGGAATATTCCGCCCTGGGCTTTTGCTATTCGCAAAAGACGAATGGAATTGGGTTTAACGCAAGAGCAGATAGAGGAGTTGACAAATGATGCTCTTGCGCAACGCACCGTTTCTGATATTGAGCTTGGTAAAACCAACCCCTTGAACTTAAATATGGAAAAGTTCGCCGCCCTATTAAAGGCCCTCCGCTGGACCCCACGAGACTTTACAGAGGCCACAGGCTTGGAGGTTCCCCGATTTTTTGAGCAGATTGAAGACCAAGGCGTTGTTTGGCTCCCCATAGTGGCCTCCGGGACCGCTGGTCGCCCTTGGCCTCAGGAAGGGGTCCTCCCGGTTCCAAGGGAGTTTGTGCGGCCAGGGTCAATCCTCATCCGCGTGGAAGGAGACAGCATGGACACCGGGGATGAAGAGGGATTGAAAGATGGGGATTTGGTCCTTGTAGACCAGAACCTCAGGGACCTGCGGCCCGGGAAGATCTACGCGCTAGAAATCCTTGGCGATGGGATCGCCATCAAGCGGGCCAAGCGCATCAAGCGGGGTTGGATCTTTGTATCGGACAATCCCCAGGGGCCTATCTTAGAACCCGATGAAGTGGTGGTTCTGGGTGAGGTTTACCGGAAGATCAGCATCCGGGAGGTGAGATAATGCGCTTCTGGACATTAGTTAGCTTTATGGCCATGATTCTAAGTGCCTGTAGTTCGCCTCCTTCCTTCAGCGCCACGGGAACATGGAAGGATCTCACAGCGAAGATCAGACCCACAAGCAGACTAGACTGCCCCAACGACCCGATGAACACGTTTGAACTAACCTTCACACTTACCCAAAGTGGCCAAAACGTTCAGGGGACGGTACGTCTATCGCAAGCAGGGAGAGGCACTGATTACGGTGACATTTCAGCTCAACTTAGATCCGATGGAACTGTCAGCGGGAATCTCGTGTTCTACTCCCAAAGCGGCACGCCTATCCCTTTTGCCTTTGAAGGCAGGTTTTACACCTCGGCTTTCACTGGCTCTACTATCACTCCTATGACTAGTACCTGCCCTGCCAACGGGCAAATGGTAAATGCCTATCTGCAATGGGATGCGCAAAAGCAGTAGCTAGACAATGAAGCGCCGGGGTAGGGGAGAAGGAAGCATCTTCCGCCGGAAGGATGGACGGTGGGCTGGGTTTGTGACCATTGGGTACACCCCGGATGGCCGCCAGGCAAAGCGCTGGGTTTATGGCCGCACCCGCCAGGAAGTGGCAGAGAAGCTAGCCCGCCTCCTTCCCAAGGCATGGACCGGCACGGTACCAGACCCAACCGGATTGAAGCTGGGGGACTGGCTTCTTCACTGGGTGGAAGAACGCGCCTTGCGGAAAGGGCTACGCCCCACTACCATCCGCAACTACCGGGTGTACATGGGCCACCTGGAGCCCATCCTCCGCATTCCCCTAACCCGCCTCACTTCCCTCCAACTACGGGCCTTCTTTGCCGATCTAGCCCACTTTTCCCCTTCACACCGCCGACACATTTACCAGTTCCTTCGGGCCGCCCTGAGGGATGCCGTGCGCACAGACCTCATTCCCTCCAACCCCATGGACGCCGTGGATCCTCCGGAGGGGGGTGCGGTAAGGCCGGCGCGGGCTTGGACCCCGGAAGAGGTGGCCAGGTTCCTGGAGGCCTCCAAGGATCACCGCCTTCACACCCTTTTCCGGCTTATGCTGGCCACCGGCCTAAGGATAGGGGAGGCCCTGGCCCTTCGCTGGGAGGACTGGGAAGGGGATCGGCTTTGGGTACGCCATACCTTAAGAAGGGATGGCACCCTAGGACCGCCGAAGACTTCGGGATCCATGGGCTACTTATACCTTGACTCTGACACGCAAGCGGCACTAGCAGAATGGCAAAAGCGCCTACAGGCGGAGAGAGAACAGGCGGAAGATTGGCAGGAGCACGGTCTTATCTTCCCTTCGCGTCGCGGAACACCCCTGGAGTACCGCAACGTCCTTCGGGCCTTTACCGAGCTTCAGGCCAAGGCCGGGGTTACCCCTATCAATCTTCACGGGCTCCGCCACACCTACACCTCCCTCGCTTTACGGGCAGGCCTTCCTCCTAAGGTGGTGGCGGCCAGGTTGCGCCATAAGGACGTAAAGCTCACGCTCCAGGTCTACCAGCAGCTCATGGACGATGACTTGCGAGCCGGCGCAATATCCCTGGACACCTTGCTACACCTACAGGGGCCACAAAATGGGGTTAAGTCCTCCCCTCAAAGAAGCAAGAAGAAGGCTCTTCTGTAGGCCTTTTTTTGCCACTGCGCCCATACCAACGACCCTTACCCTTTAGTGCTGATAAGCGTGAGGTCGGTGGTTCAAGTCCACCATCGCCCACCA